GGATAAATGGATGAGGTGTGGCAAACGTGTGTATATGCTAAAAAATTGGCCTTGTTAAGTGAGCAACAGGTAAACAGACGCACCCCCTTGCCGTGTCCGTGTCCCTCTCCCCTACCCCCCTAAGGGTTTACCCTATGGTTGTCGGGTCAAAACCATAAGTGTAGGGCATCGTATCCCTCGGCTTTCGTGATCTTTAACAATCGACATTGTCCATCTTATGCTGTGCTTCGCAGTTCAAGGCGTAATGCTTTCGGATTCAAGCATGGGTAAACATAAGTTGTACTTTGTGAAAGCAGTTCATTAAAAATTTAATAGCGTTTTGCGTGTTTGGGTGAAGTAACACGCCGGTGATGTCCGACTCTATTGCCTAACCCGTAAGGCATGGCATAAACACGCATGGCAAGCGTGGGAGTCGGTTTCAAGATGTGCATTGCATGGTGTAGTGTGCATCTTCCAAACCTAACTTACTTAAGGATTTCATCATGAATCTCGTAAACATCATCGACAATGGCACTTCTATCGTTTTGTCTTCTAAGACCGGCAAAACTGGTTCATTTGCACGGGCTGTGGCTTTCGCTGATCGCCAAACCCGCATGGACATGGGTCACGCCATGTACGCCAAATGGCTTGCAAATGGTCAGTATCGCCCCTTGGTGAATGACATTCTCGATACGCTTGTGCCAAAGTCTGCCGCACCTTTTATCGGTGGTTTAGTTCCACAACACGGTGCAGTTTCAAAAGATCAACTGATCGGCTTGTGTTTGGCTGTCAATAATGCAGTCGTGACCAAGGGCAAAGAACTCAAAGGTCAAAAGGGTTTTGTGTACGGCATCGTTCAGCGTATCGCTGAGCAGGGTACACCTGAGACTATCGACGCTTGAACGCCACACTATTCCTGAGCATGAATCAAACTGCTCACCCTCAATTCACTTAATCATGGAGTAACTCATGCGTATTCATTCCGTCCCACGTGGTTCAATGTATCCCATGCCACCGCTTGCAACAGGCGATAAAGATAAAGTATTACCCGGCGGTCTTCCACCAGTACCTAACCGGAATACGTATTCCAAGCTAACTGCCCACCACAAAACCACGCATAGACATACACAACAATGGCGTGACAATCGTAGCCATGGAAACGTGGCGACATACGTAGGTGCATGGGCGCAAGCCAAGCTAGCTTGAATTTTCTCGGGGTTTGCCACAAGAATATTCACCGGAATATTCAGTACTACAAAAAATATAGTTGGCTTTTCAACCACTTACAGTAAAACTAATACTTTGAATATTCCAATATTCCAATATTCCATATAAATATAGGCTGCTACACGTAGCCGTGTTTCCGAACAGTCACGCGCTGATGCGACCACACAATCCGCATCATTCACAAACCCGCCTGACCCTTTTGATTTTACGGAATATTGGAATATTCACGTTAGTGCCCACTAACTACGCTCGTAAGTCGTTGATAAGCTAACTGTTTTTTTGTTAGTACTTACTCACATGAATATTCTCTTATCAATCTTATCGCGGAATATTCACCCCGCAAAAGTGCGCCAGCACCTATCACGCCACAAATTCCTCCGCCAAGCAGTCAGGCGTCGTTGACTGCATTTCATTCCCTCAACTCACTTACTTGGACAACCTATGAAAACCCAACTGATGTATCTCACCATCCCAACCGACTTGGACTACCTCATTGTCGAACCCAACTTCGCCACTGATGACCACGAATTCATGTTCGAATGCGACATGAACGACAACCCAATGGACTCTGATGACCCTGAGTTTTATCTGCGCCAGTACTACAAATCTGTGGGGGCACGATGAATCCTATTTACTACATCGGCGGGACAATCATGTCCTGCGGCTTTATCTTCGTTGGATGGGGTAGCGAAGGCTATCTGTCCAACCTTTGTCTTATTCTTGGTGGCTTGTATTTCGGTCACCTTGTCACTGACGCACTCAACAACCCGACCAAGGAACCCTTATGAAATCCATAACAGTCGAAGTCCGTGATGTATACGGCAACACACTGGTCTATCCGATCTGCGACACCGCCAAACTGTTCGCACGCATCGCCAACAAGACCACACTGAACGCATCCATCCTCAACGATGTAGTACAGCTTGGATACCAAGTCAACACAGCCAGCAGCACGCTGCCCTTCAAACTCAATCCACCCAAGGAGACAACATGAGGACATACAAAATTCGAGAATTTCACGCAGGACTCCATCGGTATCACGTGGTGGAGTTGTTTGTCGATGGTGAATGTATTGGCGAAATGAATCTCACCAATATATCTGAACGCGATGCGTTCATCAAAGAATGGATTGCCTCATGAGCGAAGACTACCACCTACCCATCTGCACTCACTGTTATGCAGTGCGTGTCGAGCCACAACGCAAACACCTATCACGCCCAACCTGTGCATCGTGCGGGGACAAGATCGCCAAAGAACGTAGGCACACCATCGTGCCTATGCCTAAATCAAACTACATAGTAGTGACAGACTTGTCATTGCTTGTTGGACTCAACTCATCACACAAAGGAGGAACGCTATGAACTATTACCCAATGGTTTGGCTACTGTGGGAATACGAAGAGGGAGAAAAGTACCTTGAGGGTGTGTATGCCCACAAGATCAAAGCAGAGGAAGTTTTGCGTGTGTGTAACAAAGACAGCCCTGCAAACCAATATTGGATTCAAGAGGTAGAAGTTGAAGGAGGAACGACATGAGTGCATTTCCAAGTCAAGAACACAAAATCATTCTGCTGACCCAACTTAGAACTCTTAGAGTCAAGGCAGTCGAGGTCGCCTTCTCTGGCGGGGGCGACTCAGGCGATATCAACAGCATTGATGCCTACGACAGCGACATGAAAGACGTTAACCTGACAAAGCACTACCTTGATTGGCCTGAGGAAAGTTCTCGACATGACCCTGATACCAACGCATGGATTCATGAGGTCAAGGTAGTAACCAAGTCCTTGGACGACATACTCAGGGACGTGACCTTTGACGCACTGGCTGCGTCAGGGCTTGACTGGTACAACAACGACGGCGGTCAGGGTAGCTTGATTATCGACTTCAACCAGTCGCCGCCTGAAATCAAGATAGATGTAGGCATCAACTACACAACTACTGAAGATCATACGATTGACTTAAACGAGGAGGACGACGATGCACCCATGTCACCATAGTATGACCAGCGTGAAGGTGTGGGGAGGTAAGTTAGAAGACTACCAAGCCATACACGACTGGTTTGATGCGACCAAAGAACTGTGGGCAGATGCCAGACATCGTGCCTTACGACACCACAGCCAAGGAATATTCGAGGCTGAGCGTGTGTTTGGACATGCCATAACAAACAGTGACGGCAAACTTGTGCCTGTACGCTACATCGGCGAGCAGCATATCAAAGAGGACTGCGGTGGGCGTATACCGACCATCGTGGATTGGTTAGGCAAGATTCCCATGGAAGTATGGATGAACCGAAGCTATAAGGTGGACGCATGAGACACAAGTTCTATCCCCGAAAGAATCCGTGGTCAGTTCATGGTGGACGCATGACCATACAAAGAGCCTATCGAAACTGGGTACGACCATACAAACCCTTAAAAGCCGATAGCCTTAACGAATGGAAGTATGAGCGAGAGCTTGCATCATTCAGCAACAACAAAGGTCGACACCGATCAGCCATAGGAATGGTACGAGCGTTTGGTTCGATGACATTCTTCAATGGTGCATACCGCAACGCAGAAAACGACTAGCGCAGCAGGTGAGCTACCAGACTACATAACTAAATCAAACACAAGCGTAGAACTTGTGACAACAGCGGTGGGGTAGGAGAAATACCTATCACAACTGCACTCCGGCTTATCGTTGCTAATAACAGCGTTAAGTTCATCATCAAACTGTAACTTACTGAGGAACTTATGAAATACTCCGACATCAAAAGCTCTGTATTGAGCAACTTCTCCATTGGCAACAAACTTGTGCCGTTCATCAAGGGTCGACCCGGCGGTGGTAAGAGTGCACTTGCACGTGATATTGTCAGCTCTCTAGGTGTTAACCCTGAGCGTGTGACCGAGTTCAACCCAAGTTTGCGTGACCCTGTGGACATCATGGGTGTGCCACGTACGGACAATGACGTAGCCAAGTGGGTGCCAATGCCTGAGTTTTGGCGTATTCGTGACGACGGCACTGATGCTATGTGTGCCTTGATCGTGGAGGAATTGAGCGATGCGCCTGTCCCCATGCAAAATCCAATGTGCCGAATCATCCTTGACCGGTACGCGGGTGAACTCAAACTGCACGACAAGCTAGTCATCATTGCCACAGGTAATCGTACCGAGGACAAGTCAGGTGCGAACCGTATGACTACCAAACTGAGCAATCGTATGCAGAACTTGGACTACGACGAGAACCTTGACGACTGGGTTAGCTGGGCGCTTGATCGTGGCATACGCCTTGACCTGATTCAGTTCCTGCGTTTCCGACCCAACCTGTTGTCTGACTTCCAACCCAACCGAGAACTTAACCCGACTCCCCGTACATGGGAATTCGTGAATGAAGTCAACGCTAGCTTGCCAAGTGATCTGTACTTCGGCAACATCGCTGGTCTCGTCGGTGAGGGTGCGGCGGCTGAGTACACAGGCTTCAAGCGTATCTTCGAGAACTTGCCCAACATCGACGGCATCATCATGAACCCTGCCAAGGCTGAAGTCCCCAAGGACATGGCTGTGCTGTATGCCTTAACTGGTGCGCTTGCACACAGAGTATCGGTGGACAACATCGACCGAGTATCTGAATATATTGATCGTATGCCGCAGGACTTCCAAGTCATGTGCATGCTGGATGCTCAGACACTTGCCCCCAAGATTCGCAATACCAAGGCATATGTGCAGTGGACTGTGAAGAACGCCAACGTCTTAATGTAAGGAGAACTTAATGAAACTGACGACACTTGCTGAGAAAGCTGTACTGGTCAAGCTGACCACACGCCGAGCCAACCTGACCAAGCGAGACACTATCGCTGAGGAATTTGTGCAGGAAGAACTGGGCGACACGTCGCTCATCGTTAACAAGAAATTGTTTAGGGACGCAATGAACCCTGTCAATATCTTGGTTAGCAAGATGAGTGAACCGTACACCTATCACAAAACGCACACACTGCCATACGTTGACAAGGGGCCGAGGCTTCTACCAACTACACAGTATCTTGATTACACAGCGAACATGAGGCGCATCAATCAAGAGGTAGACGCAATGAAAGCCAACGTCATGCCCAAGTATGACCAGTATGTGCAGCTTGACATTCAATCCCGCATTGCACGGGATGCAGGCAAACCTAAGCCTCCAAAGTATGTCGCCCCAAGTTTGGAAGACTACCCAACGGCTGAACAGTTTGAGCAAGCAATAAGCACGACACTGGTGTTCTCACCATTGCCTGATGCACGACACTTTTTGTTTGACATAAGCGAGGAGGACATGGGACAGTTCAACGACCAGATGGACGCAGTCTCACAACGCGCAAGGTCGGAGGTTATTAAACGAATGATGGAGCCGCTGAAACACTTGGTGGACAAGCTCAACAAGCCTATCGGTACTGAGGGACATATCTTCCGTGACTCTGCGGTTGAGAATGTGATCGAGGGCATCGACATGGCGAAGAAGCTCAACGTCAATGACGACCCTGACATCGTGGACATGGCGAATGCTATCGGCGAGGCAATATCTAAATACTCCACTAACGTGGACGTGTTGCGTGAGTCTCCGATTGTCCGGGAGCAAGCTGCGGCGAAGCTGGACTATATTGCACGACAAATGGGAGGTTTGTATCAATGATCACATTCACGGAACTTGAGGTAATACTCATCATTGGATGGGTGATAACAGTCTTTGCGTTCATGAACGTAAGCAAGAGGTTGACTATCAGCTACGGCGTTGCTAACGCGATGGACAGGATTATCCAAGCGGTGGCTGACAAGAAGGTACGTGTCGAGCGAGATAGCGACAACAACATCAACATAACAACACTGGAGTAACCATGGCAACTAAACTGGAGAAAGCCAAAGCGCAGATCATTCTTGATCATGCGTTCTTTGCATCGATACTACTGAAGCGCAAACTGGTAGAGACACGCAAGATACCAACGCTAGCGGTAGATCAGAGGTCAACGATCTACTACAACCCTGACTTCATTGAGAAGCTTACTGTGCCACAGATAGTGTGGGGCTTGTGTCATGAGGTCGGTCACGTTATTGGTCAGCATGCTAGTCGCAAAGGTACACGACAACACAAGAAGTGGAACTACGCCGGTGACGCATGGATTAACGACATGCTTGACTCATGCAAGATCGGTCAGCGTATTCCCAACTGTGTGGACATGGCAGGGTCTAAGGACTTGACTGTCGAGAATATCTACGACAACTTGCCTGATGGTGAGGATGGTGGAGGTGGAGGTGGTCAGGGCGGAGGAGGTGACTTCGATATGGGTGACATCGGTGAAGACATCATCCAAGGTGATGGTGGTAAGCCTATGACTCAGGACGAGATCAACGAACATAACGCTGAGATCAAAGTGCAGATCGCTGAAGCTGCGCAGGCAGCCAAGACACGTGGTGCATTAAATGGCACGCTAGCTGGCATCGTGGCTGAGATTTTGGACGTTAAGACGCCTTGGTATGAAATCCTTGAGAAGCATTGTGTCAGTCGTGTCAATCAGGGTCAGACATGGCGCAGACCGAATCGTCGCTTTGAGGATGTGTACTTGCCAAGCGTAGACAAGCTGCCACAGATGGGGGAACTTGTCGTGCAGATCGACGTATCTGGATCAATCTCTAAGCAAGAGTTAGATCACTACTCAGGTCACCTATCACGAATTGCTGAACAGTGCAGACCGGAGAAAGTTCACGTCTTGTACACAGACACAGAAGTTGTCAAACACGTTGAGTTTGAATGTGGTGAGGAGGTCACCCTTGAGTTCTACTCAGGCGGTGGTACAGACATGCCAGCAGGGTTTACTTACTGTGATGAGCATGGCATCAACCCCGACGTGTTCGTGTGTCTTACCGATGGTTATACAGACTTCGGTGAAGCGCAGAACTACCCAATCGTGTGGTGTATCAGCAGTGACATTGAAGCCCCTCATGGCGAGAATGTTCACTTTGAGGTGGTGTGATTACCTTTCAAGAAAGCGTGGCATGGGGCTGGATTATGAGAGACACGACCAGACCCCGTGCCGTCGCCAGAATATACGCATACTGGGAAAAAGGTAAACCACAAAAGCTATATCGTGTTGAAGTACTCGATTGCGAAATCATGGTATTCGACACACTTGAAGAAGCAAAAGCGTGGGCGGCAATGGCGCTCAGAATTTAATCAGGAGGAGGTATGGAACCTGCATTGCGTGATAAGTACATAAAACTTATAAAGCTAACCAAAGGCATGGCTCGCATGGGGGCGTTTGATGATCTTGTAAGACACAGGATGAAATACAAAACACTACCCCAACCTAAGTTCTCTGATATCAATCTAGATGATCTTAGAGGTGACGATGCCCGTGCAGTTGTTATCGCTGGACTTCATGGGATTCATGACTCGGAACTACCACAGCTAAGCCGCTTCCAAGATGGCACATGGAGGATGTACACAGAAAAAGAACGACACAAAGTGTTGCTTAATGGGGCTTTAGTAAGAGGCTTGGATTTGTTTAGACAAAGCAAGGGAGATGACTATGTCAAAGTGCCAGCTAAACCACGAAACACTTGAGAAGTATCGCTACGTTAACGTAGAGGATGTTGAATGGTGGGAATATATTTTTTCTGACTTTGAAGAAGACATGTGTAAGCATGGAGTCAAGGTTGACCAAATATACTTCAGCGGTTTTTGGAGTCAGGGCGATGGTGCATGTTTCAATGGAAGTGTCTTAGATTGGGGTTTGTATCTATTGCACCTAGGGTACGACGACCAGATACTCGCATCCCTCGCACGTAATTATTGGTGGTGTAAATGGGAACGTAGAGGGCACTACTCTCATTCGTACAGCCCATTGATCGACAGTGGTTTGCACATGGGTGAGAACCCGTATTGTTCTACATCGGACGGACTTAGGCATGATGCTTGGCAGTACAAGATCAACACCTACGACTTCCTTGCAATACATGAGGAGATTGAGAAGAACTTGAGGGGGCACATGAATGATTTGTACGACAAACTTAGAAAGGAGTATGACTACTTAACAAGCAATGAAGCGGTAATTGAATGGCTTGAATTTAACGACAAACTAACTGAACTGGAGATTTAACATGGCATACGTAGCAATCAGCGGAAACTTAGTAGCATCAGTCAAGAACCACATGGACATGATGTTTGACAAAGACAAAAGATCTATTCCTGTAGTAGACAGCACACTTGATGTCAACACAATCCCGAACGACATCGTAGATATAGTGTGGGGAGAACATAGATTTCTTGCAGATCAAATGCCGCAATCGTGGAAGAAATACAAAGAAGAGGTAGAACTCAGAGTTGAAATACAACGTGAAGATGGTACGTTTCATAAGATAGATCGCACCTTGAGATTTGTTGGCGGTATCCACATGATATGCCCGCCAGATACGCCTAACTATGGGTTTCGTGTTTCACTGCCCGCTCACCACGAATTGGTAGCAGAGTATGTTGCGTATCAAAGACAAGTCGACGAAGTCAAACAGCGGTGGAACAAAGTTTCAGAGGAGATAGTCAAGTTCTTGCAGAACTGCAAGTCACTCAATGAAGCGTTGAAGCTCTGGCCAGATGTTCGTATCTACATACCTAATGAGTTCATTGTTCGTGTGGAGCATAAAGCTGAACGTAGTGCGGCTACATCCACAGCGTTAGATGTACTGAAGTCCATAGACACAGATGGTGCAGTTGCGGCGGCAGTTGGTGCGCGTTTGGCAGCAGCTCGGAGTCAATCATGAACGAGGTTATTTTGGAATCTATTGAGAAACGCTTGATTCGTATTGAGTCACGACTTGTTCAGTTGATGCTCCACATGGGGCTTGACCCATATGCACAATCGTACGAAGCAGAACAACCCACCTATCACAAACGGAGTAGCTAATGGCAATTTCAAATTCAAGTTCTATATTTAATCCAGCGCAACAATCCTCTGGATTTACTAATGTACCGATTAGCAACGGTGGTATTGGTTTAAGTTCTGCGACGCAAGCTGCACATTACCAATCTGAAATGACGGCCTACTACGACAAACACACAAACATCCGAATCACCCACGTGGAGAACGGGTTCATTGTTGAGGTTGGTAGTGAAGCAAGGCTCACTAGGAAGTACGTCGCCAAAGACATGGATGAGGTACGTGACCTAATCACAAGTGACATGGTCACACAACGTATGGAAGGAAAATAATCATGCCAGACTTAAAGACTGAACTTATGAAACTTGATAACTTAAAGTTCGATGACGACGCACAGCCACAAACTCAGGAGGTTATTGTGCATACAACAGATGACAAACCGACAAGCATGATGGAAGTTATTTGGCAACATATCAAAGCAAACCCTGCGGCTAATTACAAAGAAATTTGTAAAGCTATTGGGAAATCACAGTCCGATGTATCGACCCGTCTGACTCAGATGTACCACAGCGGCAAGCTCACACGTAACGCCAAGGATGGAATATACCAATGGTATGTTGCAGGGGACAACTACAACAAGCATGTACGTGGGCTAAAAACAGACGTACGTAAAAGTAAGGTAGCGAGGAAAGTTAAGACTACACCTAAGGCTAAGGCCCCCCGGGTAGAGGCTAAGTACCCAACTAAGTACGACGTTAACGAGTTGCTTAGTACGATGTCTATTGTTGAAGCGCGTGCTCTGTACGACAAACTTAAAGAACTGTTCGGAGGTTAATCATGTGGGACGTACTGGTAACCTTACTGCTCATATTCTTTGGCGCACTAGTTGTGATTGTCGGCGGGGCAGTGTTTGTATGGACAATCTTTCATTTGCAAAACGGAGGTGAGGATGATTAAAGACCCAAGAATTCCTGACCAACAAGGGTTTATGGCAGTTTCGCCAAGTGACTCTAACCCCAGAGGTATGCTGTATTTCACAGAGGCGTCAGCACTTAACCAGAAGGTAGCCATGGATGCCTTGCGGGAGAAGTATCCAGAAGGTTGGAACACTGATTACTGGAAAGAAAAACCAGAACCTTGGCAAGTTTTTAAATTAACAATCAGCGAAAGAATTGCATGAGTGATTTTAACAAACCAACTGAGCCAGCAAAGACACAGCAGGAGTTCTATGATGAACTGCGTAACAGCGTACTGGAAGAGACAGCGCAAGCTATTGAGAAGATGCGTGGCTTTGGCAGTGACACCATTAATTCATTTGCAACTTTCATTAGGGGTATGAAGCGATGAAGGGGGACTACGCATGACACAAGATGAAATCATTGAGATAGCTTCACAGGTGTATGGTGAATGTGTATGGCATGAAAGTGCTTTGCAACGCTTAGAAGCCTTTGTCAAACTAATAGCTGCAAAAGAGCGTGAAGCCTGTGCAAAGGTGTGTGAGACTAAACACTTCAGCCACCCAGTCAGGGAGGTTGGTGCACGACACTGCGCCGCCGCCATCAGAGCCAGAGGTGAAGCATGATTGAAGTATTTAAACAAATGGTAGAGGCTTTGGAAAACTCTGTCGATTTAGTGATTGAAGATGCTTATCACGCAGAACAAATTTATGCCAATATTCCGACAAGACAAGCAAGAGTGGGCGGTCTTAAATTGTTGGCTGAAGAACATCAAAAAGCCATTAAAGCGGGTAAGAAGCTGATTGCAGAGTTGGAAAGCCAAGAGCAATGGGGCGCTTCAGCCATGATGAATCCTGACTACATTGCTGAACAACAAAAAAAGACAAAACAAATTCGAGCTATGTTGGAAAGCCAAGAGCTTGCGGCAGATGACTTTTTTAAAATGATTGCAGATAGCAACCCAAAGCCTTTTCCATTACCACAGCGCACAAGGGTAGTGTTTCCAACAATGCTTAGTCAATGCCCACAATGTGGATTGTCAAAATCATCAGGAGCAATGGGGTCTGTCCTGCCACAATGTCAGTGCAATTGGAAGATGCCGACCCCGCAACGCACATGGGTAGGGCTGACAGATGAGGAAAAGAAAAATATCTTTCTCAAATGGTACGGAAAGCAATGGGGATACACATCTAGTATTAAATCTGTAATGAACTCAGTTGAAGCCAAGTTGAAGGAGAAGAACAGTGCTTGAAATGATCAGAACATTTTGGGGTAAGGTGCGCGGGTTGCGTGGCGAACGGCGTACCGTAGTGGAAGAAGGTAGGTTGTGGCGTTGCACTAAATGCACAATGATTTTTGTAACAAAAGAAGGAGGGAAGTCACATGAGTGCAGTGAACGCATTTGATTGGAAAGAATACACGGACGAGGAACATGCAAAAAAGGGTGACCCACTTGCGGCGATTAAACGCAATGCAGTTATAAGCAAGAACGTAACTGAAGGCATGAATCGAGTGCGAGAAAAGCACCCAAGTCATGGCACGATCTTTGGAATAACGAACAAGAACATAAGCGCGATACCACCAACGATGATGGGCGGGGCAAGACTGGGGTCTGGTAGGAAGCTACCCAACGTAGATATGCGTAGAGCTATGGCTATGCTGAATGAGGGACTGACCAAAAAAGAAATTGCCGACAGGTTTAACATCCCATACAAATCAATGTTGACATTATTTAAGAACGCTGGCGCACAGGAATCCCGTGGGCCATACGCATGGAACGGTAAATACAAAGGAACAAAGAAATGACTGACATGGTGAACCATCCCGACCACTACAAAGTTGGCGGTATTGAGACAATTGACTTCATTGAAGCCAAGGGGTTTAACTACAACATGGGTAACGCTGTGAAATACATAAGTCGAGCCGAACACAAAGGCAACAAGCGGCAGGACTTGGAAAAAGCCATTTGGTATATCAACAGAGAACTGGGCAACCTTAATGAAAACAATAACACTTGACTTTGAGACGTACTACTCCAAGGAGTTCAGCCTATCCAAGATGACAACTGAGGAATACATACGGGACTTGCAGTTTCAAGTCATCGGGGTTGGTTATAAGGTAAATGATGGAGAAGTCCACTGGGTTACCGGGGAAACTGAAGATATCAAACAAGCCCTACACGACCTTGACATTCCTAATTCATACCTTATCAACCACCACTCAGCGTTTGATGGAGCCATCCTTGCATGGCGCTTTGGCATCATAGCGAAGTACTATATAGATACACTGTCAATGGCAAGACCCATCACGGGTCAAACTGTTGGGGGTAGTCTGGCTAAACTTGCCAAAAAGTTTATGCTTGGTGAGAAAGGTACTGAGGTTGTCAACGCGATGGGTAAGCGCAGAGATGACTTCACCACACAAGAGCTGGCGGCATACGGTGAGTACTGCAAGAACGACGTGCAGCTTACGTACAACCTGTACCATGTATTGCGTCAGTGGAACCCCCCAAAGGAATTGTTTATACAAGACCTGATGGTGCGGATGTTTGTTGACCCTGTACTTGAGCTAGACAGTAATGTGTTGCATGCACACTTGGAGTCAGTGCAAAGCAAGAAGGCTGAATTGATGCGTCGTATTGACGCTACTATCGGCAGAGATGAATTGATGTCCAACCCCAAGTTTGCTGCGGTATTGCAGAAGTTAGGTGTCAACCCCCCAACCAAAGTAAGTTTAAGAACAAATAAGGAGACATATGCGTTCGGTAAAACTGATGCGGGGTTTAAAGCCCTACTTGAACACCCAAACCCAGCCGTCCAAGCTGTCGTTACCGCACGTCTCGGTATCAAGTCAACGCTTGAAGAAACCAGAACAGAAAGTTTCCTCGGGATTGCCCAAAGGGGAGCGTTACCGATTTTGCTGAACTACTGGGGTGCGCATACTGGTAGAGCAAGCGGCGGAGACAAAATGAATCTCCAGAACTTACCAAGGGGCGGCGCACTTCGTAGATCAATCGTTGCACCCAAAGGGCATGTGTTGGTGGCGTGTGACTCAGCACAGATTGAAGCGCGTGTTGTTGCATGGCTTGCGGGGGAAGCTAATCTACTGGAAGACTTCCGTAAGGGTGAAGACATCTACTCTAAGTTTGCCAGTAGTGTGTACAACAAGCCTATAACCAAGGCTGACCAGATTGAACGGTTCGTCGGCAAGACTTGTATTCTTGGCCTAGGCTACGGCATGGGGGCTGAGAAGTTTCAGAATACCTTGAAGGTTGGTATGGGTGGTGTGTCGGCTGACATAAGTATTGATGACGCCAAGCGAGTGGTCACGCTGTACAGAAACACCTATCATAAAATTTCTCAGCTATGGAATGAATGCACCAAAGCACTGAACAGGATGGCAAGAGGTAATGAATCCTTCTTGGACGTAGGACTTCAGATGCGTTGCGATAACGATGGTGTTTTGTTGCCCAACGGCACCATGATTAGATACCCCAACCTACGCAAGACTACCGATGGGTATGAGTACGATGGGCGCTACGGCCCTGTCAAGCTGTACGGTGGTAAGTTGGTTGAGAACATAGTTCAAGCTCTGGCCCGTATCGTTGTGTTTGACCAGATGGCGAAGATCGATCAACAGATGCGTCAGCATGACCATACCGATGGGCGGTACAGAACTGTCCTGACAGTACACGATGAGGTTGTTTGTATAGTCCCAGAGGCTCAGGAACAATGGTGCAAAGACTTAATGGTGGCTGAGATGTCTACCCCGCCACGGTGGTGTTCTGACTTGCCTGTATCGTGTGAATGTGAATCAGGAAATAATTATGCAGACGCCAAATAAACCCCTTGACTTTTTGTACGGGGAGCCTAACATACACACCTACTCCAGCGAATTGTGTGTTGGGGATGGAGACCTATGACTATTCCTGCTTGGACGTATTCTCAACTTGAGAAATTCGAAACCTGCCCTCGGCAGTTCTACCACGTGCGTGTCAAAAAAGATTGGGTGGAAGCACCCACAGATGCAACAAGGTGGGGCGAAAAAGTCCACACTGCGATGGAGAATCGTGTTCTCTATGGTGAAGCATTGCCTGATGGGATGAACCAATGGGAAAGCATCGCTACCAAGATTGCGTCCATGAAGGGAGAAATCAAATGCGAACAGAAGATGGCAGTCGACAGTGGTTTCCAACCCGCCGATTGGGGTTCTGCTTGGTCACGTGGTATCGCTGACGTGGTCATCACATACAAGGACACTGCGGTAATTTTGGATTACAAGACAGGAAAACGTAAGCCTACTGAACAGTTGATGTTGTACGCTGGTTATGCGTTTGCTCACTACCCTCAAGTGCAGACAGTGACGACAGGATTTGTCTGGCTCAAAGAAAAGAAGATCGATAAGACACCATTCCACAGATCAGATGTGTCCACGATATGGCTTGAGTTTTTACCCAGAGTGCGTAAACTTGAAACGGCGTATGAGAAAGACAAATGGTTAGCACGACCAAGTGGTTTGTGTAATGGTTGGTGTCCTGTTAAGTCTTGTGAGTTTTACAAGGATAAGAAATGACAACACAGTTTATGGGGCGGCATCAACTGGTTGACCGCTTAGCGGCACAGGTTGGCAATCGTGAAGAAGCAATCAAGATTTTGATTGCACGTGGTCATATGAAGGAAGATGGCAAGACACTTACTGCCGAAGGTAAACGACGAGATGCAATGACTGCGGAAGAACGTGCCAAAGATCGTGCAATGAAAGCCAGTGGTAACAAAAACCCAAACGCATACACATACGATGCGCAAACGAATAGGGCAAAACTGAAATGACACCCGAAGGTAAAGTCAAGGACGCTGTAAAGAAAGTGTTGAAGAAACACGGGATCTGGTATTTCATGCCAATGCAAAATGGCTTTGGTGTGGTTGGTGTTCCTGACTTTATCTGTTGCTTTCATGGAATGTTTCTTGGTGTAGAGACAAAGGCCCCCGGAAAGCGTGAGCAAACAACTCCGAATCAAGATCGCGTGTTGCGTGAGATTGTGGAACACGGCGGGTACACCCTTGTGGTGGATGATGCCAAACAACTTGAAGACTACATAATTTTTTTAAGGAGTGAGTGATGAATAAAGGTGGCCCTACTAAAGCAGCGTATGACAAAAAATACGAATCATCCCCTGAGCAAGTCAAGAAACGTGAGATGCGTAATCAAGCACGTGCCGCACTGATGAAGGATGGCAAAGTGTCCAAGGGTGACGGTAAAGACGTTGACCACAAGAACATGTTGGATGGCAATGGCACAAATGCCAAGAACAACCTACGTGCAATTTCCAAAGAACAAAATCGTGGATGGAGAAAAACCAATGGAGATAAGTATGGCGGGTAAATATGTTAGTTAGGACTGACAAACGAGCATTGATACTAAAACTTCGTAATCCGTCTAGGGTTACTATTCCTATACCAACCGCTAAGTTGGTAACTCACAATGGGAATACATATGTAGCTGTCCCTCATCGGCCAGACGAAGTCAAGGTACTACGTAACCTAGGGTTTAACGCACCAGACCCTATGAACTACTATTACAAATGGCCGGGTCGCTTCAAGCCATTTCAAGCACAAGTTGAAACTGCTAATTTTCTTTCGATGCACGATAGAGCGTTTTGCTTAAACAGTATGGGCTTAGGTAAAACGGTAACTGCTCTGTGGACGTACGATTACATGCGAGATGCAAGGATGGTCAACAAAGTCTTGGTGGTCTGCCCTCTATCCACGATGGAAAGAACATGGGCAGATGAAGTGTTCAAGACATTCCCACACCTCGATGCAGTTGTGTTGTATGGCTCACGTGAAAGAAGAAAGAAACTTCTAAATCAAGATGCACACATCTACATAATTAACACGGATGGCCTGAAGACTATTCATGAGGAACTAAAGAACCGACCAGACATAAACCTCGTCATCGTGGATGAGATTGCCATGTTTAGAAACTCAAGTACTGATCGTTGGAAGACTCTCAATGAGATTTGTAACAAACAAACACCTCGTCGTATATGGGCATTGACTGGTGCACCAACTCCGCATGAACCAACAGACGCATGGGCGCAGTGCCGCATAGTGTGCCCAACGAATCCTGATGTGCCCAAGTACTTTGGCAAGTTCAGAGACATGGTGATGAAGCAGATCACATCGTTCAAGTGGGTGCCAAGACCAAACGCAGTGGACATCGTCAAGCAAGTGATGCAACCCGCTGTTAGGTTTGCGTTGGATGACTGTGTTGATTTGCCTGAGCAAACAATGGTGTCACATGATGTGGAAATGACGCCTGAGCAGAAGAAAGCGTACAAAGCCATGTTGGAAAAACTCATGACGGAGTATGAAGGTGGTGAAGTGTTGGCGGTCAATGAAGCAGTCAAAGCCAACAAACTTGTTCAGATTGCCTGTGGTGTTGCATATGGCAAAGATGGCGAGTATATAAACATCCCAAGCAAGCCACGTATAGATGTACTCAAGGAAATCATTGAGTCATCTGAAGGCAAAGTACTGGTGTTTGTTCCGCTGACTGGAGTGCTTGAACACGTGGTCAAAGAACTTGAAAACGATTGGCCAGTGGCATCAATTCATGGTGGCACACCAAAAGCAGAACGTGATGAAATCTTTGGTAAGTTTCAATCAACAAAAGAACCACATGTAATTGTGGCAAACCCTGCCACGATGAGCCACGGTTTAACTTTAACTGCGGCTACTACTATTGTTTGGTACGCACCCATCCACTCAAATGATGTGTACGAACAGGCATGTGCTCGGGTTAGAAGACCGGGGCAGACTCGCACAACAGTGATCGCTCACATTGCTGCAAGTGAAATTGAAAGACGTATTTATTTAAGACTACAAAAGAAACAGAAGCTGCAAGGCTCATTACTGGAATTGATGAAAGGATATGACCCCGACCAGTAAAAACCCCTATGCAGACAGTAGTGACATCTGGTAACCTCACACCCCCACGGAGATAGCATGAAACTTTCAGAACTCATTGACAAGTACATAGAAATAAGAGACAAGAAAGCGCAACTCAAAGCTGAGTATGACGCCAAGAAAAATAAGATGGATGACGCTTTGGATAAAATCGAAGCTGTAATCCTCAAAACTTTTGATGCCAGCGGTATGGACTCAGCAAAGACTGAGAATGGCACTGCATACACTTCCCGATTGGTCACTGCAACAGTGGCTGACCCCGATGTATTTATGCGGCATGTCGTTGAAACCGAAGCATGGCATATGATCGAAAAGCGTTGCTCAAAAGTTGGCGTAGAACAATATAGAGCAGAGCATGACGAAGTCCCCCCCGGCATTAACTGGCGCGAAGAGCGCGTAGTTAACGTTCGCCGTTCATCTTAACCACTGGAGAAAATTGATGTCAAACATCATCCCATTCGACTCGGGCAATTTGCCTTCCCATTTTAAATCTGGCGGTGCTGTGTCAGTTAACTCTGACTTGACTGCACACGCTGGAGGTGGGTTTCCTGTCATCAGCATCAAAGGTAAAGTATTCGCTATCGTCCGCGATGGTGAACGCTCAGTCCTGCCCAACCCCAAAGACCCCGACAGCCCCGCCACAAGCATTGAAGTGGTGATTATCAAGGCCAACAAGGGTTTGTCCAAGGTGTATTACGCCAAGGGCTACCAAGAGGGCGCTGAGAATACCAAGCCTGATTGTTTTAGTAATGACGGCAGTAAGCCTGACGTAAGCGTGGAAGAGCCTCAGTCCCGCACTTGTGCCGTCTGCCCACACAACCAATGGGGTAGCAAGATTGGCGACAACGGCGGCAAGGGTAAAGCTTGTCAAGACTCCAAGCGTTTGGCTATTGCACAGCCTGACTTGATCAATGACCCCTACTTGATTCGTGTTCCCCCTGCGTCTATCAAGGCGTTGAGTGAATACGCTGTGGCTCTGGGCAAGCGTGGTGCAGAATACAACCAAGTTCTTACGAAGATTGGTTTTGACATGGAAGCTCCAACCCCCAAGTTGGTCTTTAAACCCGTTGGTATTTTGTCCGACGCTACGTACAATGAAGTAAAGGAAGCGATTGACAGCGACATTGTCCAGACCATTCTGGGTGCTAAGCCGACTGAACTTCCCCCGCTTGAAAATCTGACACCAAAGGACGAACCAAAACCTGCACCTGTTGCAGAAAAACCTGCGGTGAAAGCAAAAGCGAAAGTTGAGCCAAAGGCTGAACC